ACTTGGTAATGACAAGATGGTCAACCAAAGATCTAACAGCTAAACTTATACAGAATCAAAAAGAACCTAAGTCTGATCAATGGCACGTGGTCGAATTTCCGGCACTCATGGATCACGGACCAGTGTGGCCTGAATATTGGAACACGGAAGAGTTAGAGAAAGTTAAAGCATCACTACCCGTTGGTAAATGGAATGCACAGTGGATGCAGTCACCTACATCAGAAGAAGGGGCAATCTTAAAACGTGAATGGTGGAGAGTTTATAACAAAGACGAGATACCACCTCTACAGCACGTCATACAATCTTACGACACAGCATTCTTAAAGAAACAGTCCGCAGATTATTCGGCTATTACAACATGGGGTATCTTCTATCCAAACGAAGACAGTCCAGCGAATCTCATACTATTAGATGCTATTAAAGGTAGATACGAGTTTCCAGAACTAAGACGTTTAGCTTTACAGCAATACAAGTATTGGCAGCCAGAGTCTGTGATTATAGAGGCTAAAGCATCAGGACTACCTTTGACTTACGAGCTTCGGCAAATGGACATTCCAGTAATTAACTTTACACCTAGCAAAGGAAATGATAAGCATGCTAGAGTAAACGCAGTAGCGCCTCTTTTTGAGTCTGGAATGATATGGGCGCCAGATCAGAAATTTGCAGAAGAGGTTATCGAGGAATGTGCAGCGTTCCCTAATGGCGATTACGATGATCTTGTGGATTCTACAACACAAGCTATCATGCGCTTCAGGCAGGGCGGATTGATAACTCACCCTGAAGATTACATAGACGAGAAAAAAGACCCTAGACCGAAGAGGTATTACTAATGAAATTTATTTTAATGGGTTTACTAAAAAGATTTAGAAGAGAATATGGCCGTGAACCTAATTTTTCAGAACTTACCAACATGGGTAAGATGGCTAAAGAAATAGAGGACGCAGAAAAAGTAATACCGTTTCCAACAGAGAGAATCACAGATCCATTTAAACCAAGACCAGGCGATGAGTCTAGTAGACTGGCAAGAGAACTAGAAGAACTTACCAACAAAAATTTAAAAGACAGAGGTTTACCTGGACTTAAATTAGGACAGGCTCCTAAAACTACAAAGACAAAAGAACCTGTAGATCCAAAATTAATTATGCAAGAAACCGAAAAAGAAACATTAGCTAGAATGAGAAGAGAAAACAAAGAGGCTATTGAAAGATTTAAAGAAAAAATGGATAAGAGAAACAGAGATCCAGATGATCTTTCGAAAGGTGGCCTAGCTGGTTTTGCTGGCAATCAAATGGAAATGAATGATCCTATGTTAGCAGATGAAACAGGAGTTATGAATCTTAAAAGAGGCGGACGTATTGGTTTTAAAAAAGGTGGTATCGATTTAGCTAGAAGAGCTTTTGTAAAACTAATGGGTATGACAGGCGCAGGATTAGGTGCACTTAAATTAGGATTACTAGGTGGTAAATCTAAAATTGCAACCAAGACTGCTGAAAGCATAATTAAAAATCCTGCACAAGGAATGCCAGAGTGGTTTCCTAAACTTGTTGAAAAAGTTTTAGATGAAGGAACAGACATAACGAAACAAGCTGGTGAAATAGAAAGACAGATTGTTAAAGAAGTTGATTTAGGGAGCGGAGAAAAAATTACAGTTTTTAAAAATTTAGACACGGATGATGTGAGAGTTAATTATGATTCTCCTGCTAACGTGGCTGAAGAAAATGTTATGCTAGAATATAGAGCGGGTAAAGTTATTGAAGAAGGAAAAGCTAGAGGTAAAAAAACACAGCCAGAGTTTGAAGCTGTTGAGACAGAACCACGTGTGGTAAACATGGATGGTGATATAGAATTTGATGGTGAGAATTTAGTTACAGATCTTGATGAGCTAACATCTGACACAAGTAAACTTAAAAAATACGCAACAGGTAAAAACCCTACGATGAAAGAGATTGTTAAAAGTAAACAGAAGAGAGATGCTGCTGATCAATTAAATACCTCTCAAGAAGCACAGATAGATTATATAGATCGAAGAGGTGGCTTTAGAGATCCTGATCCTGATCCTGAAGATTTTATTGACGACATAGATGAACTTAAATCTGGTGGACTTGCTGGTCTATTAGGAGAGTAATGAAAGTTAAAAATTATAGCGACATGATGATGTATCTAACTCGTCCAGATATTATGCCAGAGGATTCAGAGATGATGAATCTTGCCGATGGTGGTCGGATTGGTTTTCAAAAAGGCAGCACGCCAAAAGGCTATATTAATTTATCTGAACTAGGAGAAAAAGTTGGACTGCCAGAAAGAATTGTAACTAATCCTGAAACTGGGAGAAAAAGAGCTTTAAGTGGTTTAAGACAAAGAATAGTAGATATCCTAGGAAGAAAACCTAGCGCGGAAAGAAGAAATTTAAAAAGTAAAGATTTTGTAAACAATGTATTAATAAAACAACTTGATTTAAAAAAAGTAGATTTAGGTCAGGGTCAATCAACATATATAATTAAAAATCCAAACACTAAACAATTAGACGTGTTAAAAGAATATTTTTTACGTACAGGATCTAAATATGGAATAACTCAAGAAACTGTTGCGAACATGAAAAAATTTTATAACGATCCAACATTAAGAAAATATATTAGAAAAGGAGAATTTATTCCTGATAATGTTTTAGAGGCAAGGGGTATTGGAAAAAATCAAGCTGCTAATGTTACTTTTAGATTAGCACAACATTTAAATGGAAAAAAATTTGCAAACGTTAATGTAGATTTACCTGTTAATAAATCTCTCGCTAAAAAAATATTTAAACAAATAGAAAAAGCTCCTTTCGGAAACCCGTATCAACTTACGGCATACAAAGAAGCACAAAATATTATTACAAATGAACTAGGCTCTGAATATTTTGACAGGACTAATTTAGAATCAATGAAAAGAGAAGCTAGAAGAATTTTAAACAGAGAAGGTGTTCCTACTTTTGATCCAACAGTAAAAGGCACTAGTGGTTTTAATGTAAATGAAATCATAGGTATTAAAACAGGGGCAAGAGTAAAAGGATTAGCTCCTTATTCTCAATTCATAAATATAATGGAAGGCAAATTAAACACTGCTCAATACGCAAATTTTGTGAGACAGTTTGAAAAGTTTAATAACAGAATGCAGACAGAAAATAAATCTGACGTTATTAAGGATTATAATAAATATAGAAAAACATTTTTAAAAAATAATCCCAATGTTAAAGATGTAGATGTTCCTAAATTTTCTCTTCAATCTCCAGAAAAAATTTATGGGAAAAATAGAATTAATGAATTAGCAAAAGAGGGTTTAGATATTAATAAATCTTATGACGATATAGGTTACACTGTTGATGTTGGTAAAAAAACTAGAACGTTAAAAGAATTTATAACTGATCCTAAAAAAATAGCACGTTTAAAAAAATTTGGTAAAGTAGGAACTGCTGTTGCAGCAGCTGCAGCTTTACCCTCAGTGGTGGCCGCATCACCTTTAAGTGCAGAAGAAGCGGTAGCTGCAGAAGGAGCTCCAGCACCATCAAGTCCCTTACCAACTGCATTAGGAGCAGGTGCAGGCGCAGCGGCTATCGGAACAAAAACAGGTAGATCACTTTTAGGAAAAGCTTTTAGAACTTTGGGGACACCCATAGCTGGTCCAGCATTTGCAGCTACAAACGTTGCTGCTAAAATGGGTGAAGGTCAAAGTTTTGCAGATGCTGTGGTAGATCCATTAACTGGTTTAGAATTATCTTTTCCTGGTTTATTTAAAGAAAGCGTTTCTGCAATTACAAAAAATCCAACAGCTCAAAAAATATTATCTTTAGGTAGGTTTGGTAGAATGCTAACACCTGTGGGATTGGGATTAGCAGGATTAGGACAAGCACAAGAATTTTATAATCAATATCAAGATCTACAAAAAATGAAACGTGATGATCCAGAGGCTTATCAACAATTTAGATCACAAAGAGTTGGTCCTGCTTTGACAGAAGAAGATTACAAAGACATATATTCTGATGTGCAAGGAGCTGCAGGTGGGGGTATTATGAAAGAAGGTGGTATCGAATCTGGTCCACAAAGAGTATCCATGAACCCTGATTCTGAAGGCTTGGCTTCTTTATTAAAACGTGGTAGTAAATCATAGGAGTTTAAATGGCAGATATAGATAAAGAACTTCCTAACACTCGTACCGAGATTAAAGTTCCTGGTGAAGAGGTTGAAATTAAGGAAGAAATCAAAGAACAATTACCCGTTGAAGTTACACCTGAAGAAGACGGAGGTGCGACTATCAACTTTGAACCAGGAGCTATAAACATACCTGGCACAGAATCTCATTTTGATAACCTAGCAGATATTTTACCTAGCGATGTTTTAAATCCTTTAGGTAATGAAATGAAAACAAATTACATGGATTATAAGATGTCCAGAAAAGATTGGGAAAAATCTTACACGGATC